ACGCGCGGGGAAAGAGAGGTACGGCTCCATAGAGCCCATCGACACATCGTGAGCCATCCCGACGGAGCCGCACTGTTCGCCCGCGCCTTCCTGGCCGGCCTGAAGCCTGACCCCGAGTTGTGGGTAGACCAGTGGTCCGAAGACTTCATGGTGATCCCCGACGAGTCGGGCGCCGCCGAAACCGGGCCATACCGCTCCGCGCGCACGCCATACGCCGTCGAGCCCATGCAGTGCCTGTCCCCCGCGCATCCGTGCTTGCGCGTGGTCGCCATGGTCGCGTCGCAGTTGTTCAAGACGCAGGTCGCGTTGAACTGGATCTCGGCGACGATCCACCGCGCGCCTGCCAACTTCCTCGCGCTGCAACCGACGTTGAACCTCACACGCCGCTTCTCTGCCCGTGTGGCCAAGACGATCGATGCCGTACCGGTCCTGCGCGAGCGCATCGCATCGGCCCGCGCGCGTGACGCAGCCAACACCGCCGAGCGCAAAGACTTCCGCAAAGGCACGCTGTTCATCAACACCGCCGGCTCCGCCGCCAACCTGGCCGAAGTCTCCGCGCGCTACGTGTACGGCGACGAAATCGACCGCTGGGTGCGCGACCTCAACAACGAAGGCGACCCCATCGGCATCGCCGAGAAGCGCGCCAGCACGTTCGGGCGCAACGCCAAGTTTTACTACACAAGTTCGCCGACGATCGACGGTGCCTCGCGCATCGCCGAGCTCTACGCCCAGAGCGACCAGCGCCACTACTACGTATCCTGCCCGCACTGCGGCCATGAGCACATCCTCGAATTCGAGCAGCTGCGCGCAAGCGACGACTTGAGCGACGTCTACTGCGAGTGCCCCGCGTGCTTCTACCGCATCCGCGAGCACGAAAAGCCCGCGCTCTTCAAGACCGGCCGCTGGATCGCACACGCCAAAGGCGACGGCGAGACGGTCGGCTTCCACCTGTCGACGGTGTATTCGCCGCTGGGCTGGGTGTCCTGGCGCGCGCTCATCAAGGAACACCGCGAGGCCAAGCTGGCGCAAGAGAAAGGCGATCCGGGCCTGATGCAGGTGTTCTACAACACGCGTCTCGCGCGCGTCTGGGACAACGCCCAGCAGCGCACCAGCGCGGACGAGCTGCGCGAGCGCGCAGAGGACTACCGCCTGCGCACCGTGCCCGCCGGCGCGCTGCTGCTGACCGCCGCCGTCGACACGCAGGACGACCGCCTCGAACTGCTCGTCATGGGCTGGGGCGAGGGCATGGAGCGCTGGACGATCGATCACCAGGTCTTCATGGGCGACCCGTCCGACCCAGCGCTCTGGGCGACGCTCGACGAAGCCCTGCAGGCAACGTTCCTGCACGCCTCCGGCAAGGACATGCAGATCCGCGCCGTGGCGGTCGACTCCGGCGGCAGCCACACGCAGGACGTGTATCACTTCACGCGCCTGCGGCAGTGGCGCCACGTGCTGGCCGTCAAGGGCGCCAGCAAGCCGAACAAGCCGGTGATCGCACAGCGCCCGTCCCGCGTGGACGTGACATGGCAGGGCACCACCGAGGTCGACGGCGCCGAACTGTGGATCGTCGGCACCGACACCGCCAAGGACTGGATCTACAACCGCTTCAAGCTCACCAGCGGCCCGGGCGCGTTGCACTTCTCGAACGACTTGCCGCTTGAGTTCTACAAGCAGCTCACCGCCGAGAAGCAGATCGTGCGCTACGTGAAGGGCTACCCGCGCACCGAGTGGGTCAAGGCGCGCGGAGACCGTAACGAGATTCTCGACTTGAACGTCTACAACCTCGCTGCGGCGCATTACCTGGGCGTGCACAAGTATCAGGAACCCGACTGGCGCCGGCTGCGCATGCACTTCGATCAAGGCAGCTTGTTTGCCGCGGCGCCCCTCAACGACGAGGCGCCACCACAAGCGGCCGCACCACCGGCCGTAGAGCCGCCGCGCACCGCGCACACACGCCGTCGCGTGGCCGCGTCGCGCTACCTCAAACGACGATAGAGAACCGCATGGCTTACACACAGCAAGATCTCCAGCGCATCGAGCGTGCACTGGTGAAGGGCGAGCTCGAGGTTCAGTTTCAGGACCGGCGCGCCCGATACCGCTCGGTGGACGAAATGCTGCGCATCCGCAGTGAGATCGTCCGCAACCTCGAAGATGCCGTACCGGCATCGCGGGTGATCCGGCTTCGCTCGGCAGGCAAGGGGGTGACATGACCCGATACCCTGCGCTGGGCCAGCTTGGTTTCGTCTTGCCGGCGGAGCGGGCGGTTCGGGCGCAGGCATACGAGGCCGGCGGCACCACCGGCAGCCGGGGCCGCGCGTGGCGTGCATCGGGCGCCGGGCCAAATGCCTCTGTCACGCAGAACCTCGGCACCATCCGCACGCGTGCACGCGCCGCGGTCCGTAATGACCCATGGGCCAAGAAAGCGATTGCCGGTCTGGTGACCAACGCCATCGGTACCGGCATCGTGCCGCACCCCGAGCATCCCGATCTCGAACTGCGCACAGCGCTGAAAGAGCTCTGGAGCGACTGGGTGCAGGAAGCCGACGCCGATGGTCTGCTCGACTTCTACGGCTTGCAGACGCTGGCCGCTCGCGCCTTGTTCACCGATGGGGAGGTTCTGAACCGCGTCCGCCCCCGCCGCCCCGAACGTGGCCTCTGCGTACCGCTGCAGGTGCAGCTTTTCGAAGCCGACCACCTGCCCGCGAACATGAATCAAACGCTGCCCAACGGCGGCGAGATCGTCTCGGGCGTCGAGTTCGACCGGGACGGCGACCGCGTTGCGTATCACCTGTACCGTCGCCACCCGGGCGAGTCAGGGCGCGCGACGGCACAGGCGGGAACGGTCCGTGTGCCGGCCTCGGAGATCCAGCACGTGTTCGAGCCGGTGCGGCCGGGTGCCGTGCGGGGCTGCTCGGCACTCGCAACGGTGCTCTTGCGCTTGCACACGCTCGACAGCTTCGACGACGCTGTGCTCGTGCGGCAGGAGGTGGCGAACCTGTTCGCTGGCTTCATCACGCGGCCAGCGCCGACCAGCTCAAAGCTTGATCCGCTGACAAGTCAGCCGATCCAAGCGGACATCGATGGCACACCGCTCACTTCGATGGAGCCCGGCTCCCTGCAGGAACTGCTCCCCGGCGAGGAGGTGCAGTTTGCCGAGCCACCCGGCGCCGGCACCGACTACGGCCCCTTCATGCGGCAGCAGCTCATGGCTGCAGCGGCATCCGTGGGCCTTCCGTACGAAGTCCTGACCGGCGACCTGCGCGACGTCAGCGACCGCGCCTTGCGCGTGATCCTCGGCGAGTTCCGGCGCCAGCTCGAGCAACTGCAGTGGAACGTCTTCATCCACCAGTACTGCCGCCCCGTGTGGGCCGCCTGGACAGACGCAGTGGCGCTGTCCGGCGTGCTGCCCATGCCCGACTACTACCGGAACCGGCGCCTCTATCAGCGCGTGCGCTGGGTGCCGCAGGGCTGGCCGTACATCAACCCGGTGCAAGACGTGCAGGCCCAGCGCATCGCTATTCGCGCGGGGCTGGCAAGCCGCTCGGCCACGATCCTCGCCCAGGGCGAAGACCCCGAGACCACCGATGCCGAAAACGCTGCCGACAACGAACGCGCCGACAGGCTCGGCCTCGTCTTCGACTCGGACGCGCGCAGGCGCGATAGCGCCGGCAGCGTGACCGACAACCAGGAACACACCAACGATGAAAGCTAAACAGAGGAAGTGGTACGACCTCAAAGCCGCGCGCAACGCCGCCGGCAAGACGGTCGCGGAGTTGCGCATCTATGACGACATCGGCTTTTGGGGCACCACCGCCAAGGCATTCGTCAACGAGCTCGACGCCGTGGCAAAGGACGCCGACGAGATCCTCGTGGCCGTCAATTCCGGCGGCGGCGATGTGTTTGACGGCTTCGCCATCTACAACGCACTGCGCCGCTACAGCGGCAAGGTGACGGCGCGCGTCGATGGCATTGCCGCCTCGGCCGCGTCGCTCGTCGTCATGGCCGGTGACACCATCGTCATGCCCGAAAACGCCATGATGATGATCCACAACGCCTGGACCATCGCCGCCGGCGATGCCGCGCAGATGCGCAAGACCGCCGAGCTGCTCGACAAGACGCGCGACGGCATCGTCGCCGCCTACCGCAACAAATGCGGCCTGACCGACGACGAGATCGTCGCCATGATGGACGCAGAGACGTGGATGACGGCGGCCGAGGCCAAGGATCGCGGCTTCGCCGATCAGATCGAGGCGCCCGTCAAGCTGCAGGCGTCCGTTCGCACCGGAGAACTGCTCGCGCGGTTCGAGCACACGCCCGAGGCACTGCTGGAAGCGCTCGAAGCGCCGCCGGCGGAGCCGCCGAAAGCCGCTGCACCGGAAGCACCAGCAGCGCCAGCCGGAGCACCGGTCGCTACCACGCCGTCACCAGATCCTGGCGCGCTCGCGCAACACGCCTTCGCAGCGTGCCGCGCCGCAGGCCTGCCGCAACTGGCTGAGGCTGTCGTGTCGGCCAGCGCGCTCGCCAGCAACGAAGCCATCGACGCCGTCGTCGCCCGCGCCAAAGACATCGCCGGCCTGTGCACGGCGGCACACCTGCCAGAGCTGACCGCGCAATTCGTCGCCGACGGGCTCAACGCCGAACAGGTCCGCGCCCGGCTGTACGACCGCGTCATGGCAGCCAGCACGACGGGACTGTCGAATCGTCAGCCGGTGGCAGGGCAGGAAACCACCGAGCGCAAGACCGGCCCGCACGGC